AATAGCCTAATCCACCGTCATTGTAAAGATGGAATTAGGCTATTGTCGGTATGTAATTACTTCCAAGACTGACAAATATATTGGCGAATTTATTAAGATATGGCGTCATAGACAGTGATTGAAAACATCCACCATGATATGATGCTTCTGTCCTGAATGTTGAATCCTTACTGCACTCTGGGCAATAGCAATCAAATTGAATTCCATTATGATCAATTAGAAGGCGAAAAACATCGTCATAATTGTCCTCATTGATCTGAATTGGCTCGTATAATCCTGTGTTTATAAAAAGAAGATCTTCAGTTAATATTGGCAAGCTGTCCCATCCCTTGAAACTATCATTTTGAAATAGTATAGCAAATATTTATAAACAATTAAATATAAGCCTGAGGGAAGAACCCAGGGCACTGGTTGAGCGCATGAATGCTTGGTTAGTGTCCTTTTTATTTTTAATTGGAGGGATTACCGTGAGATTAAAAGAAATGAAGATAGATCCGGCCACAATGCAGCTGAATGTTGATATAATGGGAATAAATAACAAAGTGATTGTGATTGGAAATGGGAAAGCAAAAATAGCTGATCTCCCGGATTTTGGAGAGACAAGCATTGTTACTCATCAGGGCAAGGTCAAACGCGTGAAGTGGGACGAGGGGGAGGAGTTTTAATGAAAATAGTTATAGTAGATAAAAAGCTTAAAGACTATGATTCAGAGAAGCCGATTTATCAGGCTTTTACGTTGAAAATATGTGAGCTAATTAAAGAATTATTGAATGCAAAGTCCATTAAAGTCAGCTCTGTTACATGTCGATTAAAAGAGAAAGAAAGTCTAAAAGGTAAAATAAAAAAACATGATAATAAATACAAAAGTTTAACCGACATTACCGATATTTCAGGTGTGAGAATCATTACCCTTTTCGAAGATGATGTTGATAAAGTAGCAAGGGTAATAAGAGATGAATTTAGCATCGATCAGGAAAATTCGGTTGATAAAAGAAAATTAATCGACCCGGATCGATTTGGCTACTTATCTCTTCATTATGTGGTGTCTCTTTCGCCAGAGAGAGCATCACTTACTGAGAATGAAAAGTATTCAGGGTTGAAATGTGAGATTCAAGTTAGGTCTATTCTACAACATGCTTGGGCAGAAATAGAACATGATCTAGGTTATAAAAGCAAAGAGGCTATTCCTAGAGACATTAGAAGAAGTTTCTCTAGGTTAGCTGGATTATTAGAAATTGCAGATTCAGAATTTGAAAGCATTAGAAATGCATTAGAGCAGCATGAAAGAACAGTAGATATAGATATAAAGAGGGAAAAATTAGATCTGTTAATTGATAAGGCATCACTTTCATCTTATATACGAAATAGCGAACTAGTTAATAGATTGGATCGTGAAATAGTTGGTGAAAGCATAAAACTTCATAGCATTTCAGAGGATTTGGTTGATAGTGAATTAAAAAGATGTAGTTATTTTGGAATTGATACAATAAAACAACTCGATATTTTATTACAGAAAAATGAAAAATTGATAATAAATTTTGCTGAAAAATGGTTATCAATTCCAGATCCATTCGACGATGACGATGGGATAGTTCATTACGGTATTTCATTATTCTATCTTGACTATATCTTAATTGCAAAAAGTAATAATATTGATCGAATTAATGAATATTTAGATGTAACAAAAATAGGAATGGATGAACAAAGATCAGAAACAGCACGCGATATTCTCAAGGTTTATCAGGAAGTTAAAAGTAGCTAATTGTTCTACCAGTCAGCTGGAGGACGCTGAAATGACGGTTAAACGCCGTTGTTTCTGCGTCCTCTTTTTTTATTTTCAGAGGAGGCGTGCCATGAACGAGAAAAAGAAGCAGTCAAAGAAACGAATAAAATGGAAGCCAGATATATCGAAGCAAGAGCTGCGCGAAATGATGGGCGAGTTTGATCAAGTGTTTGAACGTCGTCATGGCGCATATCGGAGAAAGGGGCGGTAAGATGAGCACAGCAACGGAACTTTTACCATTGCGAATGTACCGGGATCTTTGCGACGAAATAAGCTGCCTTTATTTGCGTATTGAGCAGCTAGAAATCGAGCGGAAATACTACTAGAAGATGGGAACCAAAACGGTAAAAACACCAATGCCATTGGATCGCGCCTTGGATCATATTTATAAGATTGATGATGCCCTTCGTCCGTTGTATCGAATTCTCGACGATAAAGAGTTTGTCAAAATGCGAATTGAAAAGACACTAGGTGAATCGGACAACGTGGATCATCAGGTAGCGTACTGGCGGATGAGGGGGCTGCCACTTGCTACAATCACTGAAAAACTTGGGTACAGCTGGGCTATGTGAAAAATATAAGCAGCAGGGTGAAAACAGTACGCGTTTATAATGGTGCAGTCCGTGAAAGACACAGGAACAGGAAACGAAAGATGTGACTTTAATGTGACCTCGGTGTTGATTTTTCGTGATATGCTATTACCATGGAAGGCAGGTCGGGGAGTTGAAAACAGAACTTCAATTGAGAGCCTGAATACGGCGCACCGTTGGTGCTTAAAATATTTTCAAATTCCATATAAGAAAAACTGCTTAACTCTTATATTAATATATAGAGGGACTAAAAAAGTTCCTGATAATTAATATACGGAGGGCTTTTAAATGACATCTTTTAATTTTAAAAGATTTGAGCACGAAACGCTAAATAGTGACGGTGAAAAAGTAAACTATTGGGTTAGTGATCCAATATCAGGAATCGGAGAGCCGACAATGATTCAGGTAGACTGGAGAACGGATAAAACTGGCGATTCAGTTGCTTTTGTTGGCAATGATAGAGTAGTTGTTGATGAAGAAAAAGGATATAAATATTATCTTGAATACTGATCAATGATTATGGCACTCCTTCGGGAGTGTTCTTATTTTATAAAGAAGCAGGAACATTGTCCTATTTTGTGGAATAGATTGGTATTCTGCAGAATGGGGATGGAAATATGAAAATAATTATTAAATTAAAAAGCGGAAATATGATTTCACTAAATAATCGAGAAGGTGGAACTTTTAATCCCGGATTTTCAAAATGGCTAAATGATATTCAAAGAAACCAGAATGGAACATTCATTGATGAAACTGGAAAAAAACATTTGAATAAAGACATTTACTCTATTGAAATAATTTTATAATAGTACACTTCTTCGGGAGGCTTTTATTAAAGGTGATTACAAGTGAAAAATAGTAAAAAAAATATAGGCATTTTTTTGTCATTATTTCTTCTTGTTTTATATTTTCTATTTCCGCTTCTGATGGGAAAACTTTTAAATTCTAATTTCGCTAACAAGATTTCTGGTTCAAACGATGCATGGATAGGATTTTGGGGAAGTTATATTGGTTCTGGTATTAGTACATTACTTGCTGGTGTGATCGCTTTTTATGTCGCAAATAAACAGGTATCAATACAAGCGAGAGCTGACTCAGCTAGAGAAAGAGAAATATCAGTAATAAAAATCCGTTTGGAAAAATATCAGGAGGTATACAGGCTATTAAGTGATTTTAGCAGAGCGGTTACAAAAGCTGACGCCAATCTTGTGTTTTACAGAGTCAAAAAAATTAGCTTAGAACAGTTTAGAATTAAAGATGACAATCTTCAGAATGAAATTATGGATCTTATGAGAAATATAAGATCATATGAACCATTTATTGATGGCTTAAAAGAAAATTTAGATATGATAATGAATCAATATGGGCATTTTGCAAATATTATTTATGACGGATATACATATCCAAATGATGTAAGAGAAAAATGGGAAAAGGATACATCGTATGAGCACTTTCGGGAAATCTCTGATAAATTAATTGCAGCTGTCTTAGATTTGATTAAGAAAATAAGTTGTTTAATCCAAACAGAGTTGAATAAATTGAATGACTAAAGTTGCTTAGATGGATAAAGCAACTTTTTTCTTTTGCCAAAACAAACAAGCACAACCAAGAGGTGAGGTGTTCGTGAGTGGATGATAACAAAGACAAGGCTTACCGTGATTATCAATCCGGCATGAAGTATAAAGACATTGCCGATAAATATGGTGTGTCTCTAAACACCATTAAGTCATGGAAAAAGCGTTACAAGTGGATTCGAGAAAAGGGTGCACACAAAAGGCGCACCGATTGGTAATCAGAATGCCAAGGGTCATGGACCACCGGTAGGCAATCAAAACGCAACAAAATTCGGCTTTTTCTCCAAATACCTCCCGGCTGAATCTGTTGAGATCATGCAGCAGATTGATAATGCTGATTCTTCCGATCTTTTGTGGGATCAGATCATGATTCAGTACACGGCAATCATTTGAGCACAGAAGATTATGCTCGTTAAAGATCACGACGACTTAACGAAAGAGCTTAAACGCACGAAAGAGTCCTATTCTCAAAGTGGTAGTGGTTCTGAAGAAGAATACGAGTTGCAGTTCGCTTGGGACAAACAGGCGAACTTTTTAAATGCTCAAAGCCGGGCAATGGGTGAACTGAGGTCACTCATTAAGCAGTTCTCGGCAATCGCAAATGAGGAAGAAGAGCGCACGAAGAAACTCGAACTGATGCAAGCGAACATTGACAAGATCAAATACGATATGAGCAAGGATAATCAAAATGATGGGCCGATTGAAATCACGATTACTCGAAAGGGTGATCGCTGATGGCAATAGCTCTCAAGGTTGAAAAAGAAGTCAATCCTCATTTTAAAGACTTCTTGTTTGATTGGCACAGTAAGTTCTATTTTCTAGTGGGTGGTTATGGCAGCAGTAAGAGCTACCATATCGCATTGAAACTCATTCTGAAGCTACTGACAGAAAAGCGAACGGCATTGGTAGTTCGAGAGGTTTATGATACGCATCGTGATTCAACCTATTCTTTGCTCGAAGAAATCATTACAGATATGGGATTGGATCACAAAATACGTTGCGTCACATCTCCAATGCAGATTCGTTTTCCAAACGGTTAAAGGATCATCTTCAAAGGGATGGACAAGCCGGCAAAGCTGAAATCAATCAACAATGTATCGATTGTGTGGATTGAAGAATGTTCCGAAGTGAAATATGACGGCTTCAAGGAATTGCTTGGACGGCTCAGGCATCCAACTTTGAAGCTGCATATGATCTTATCAACGAACCCGGTGTCTACGGATAATTGGTGCTATAAGCATTTCTTCATGGATGAGCAGAACGATCGGATGATTCTAAACGATGAAGATCTTTATCGTGAGAGGACGATCGTTCTTAACAACACGTATTACCATCATTCAACCACTGATGATAATCTATTCTTGCCTGAGGACTATATCAGTCAGCTGGATGAGTTGAAGGAGTATGATCCTGATCTTTACCGGATCGCGCGGCAAGGACACTTTGGCCTCAATGGTATTCGGGTGCTGCCACAATTCAAAGTGGAGAAGCATCAGCAGGTCATGGATGCTATTGAGCATATTAGGCGGCCACTCAAACGAAACGGCATGGACTTTGGTTTTGAAGAATCGTACAACGCGCTGCTCCGTATGGTCGTTGATAAGGATGAGAAGATTCTTTATATCTTTTGGGAGTATTACAAGAATCATCAAACGGACGATTATACAGCCAATGACATAATCGAATTCAAGAAAAATCGTTGGCGAATTAAAGCAGATCCGGCCGAACCGAAAACAATTAGGTATTACAATCAAAACGGTTTTATCATGGAAGGTGCGAAGAAATTTCAGGGATCGCGTAACCAGTACACCAAAAGGGTTAAGCGATTCAAACAAATTGTTTGCTCTGATCGGTGTGTGAATACGATTCACGAATTGAAGAACTTAACCTTCAAGAAGAACAAAAACGGAGAGATCATTGAGGACGAATTCAACATCGATCCTCACACGCTGTCCGCTATTTGGTATGCTCTAGATGATTACGAGGTTAGCAATCTGAAAGGCGATTCACTAATCAGTAGCAGATCGGGATGGTGAATAGAACCTAATGCCCAAAAACAATTTCATAGTTTATAATTGTCTTAAATACTGGAAGTGCTACTGATGGTAAAAGAGATTAATACAGTGATCAAGAATAAAGCAATATATTCGGATGATTCTCGTTATAGATATTTTCTCTCTCGAACATGGGATGAAGATAAGAAAAAAGCAACTGCTTTGATGCTTAATCCAAGTTATGCCGAATCAATTAAGACTGATAAAACAATTATGAACCTAATGAATTACTTAGTTGATCATGGTTACGGCTCTCTTTCAGTTGTTAATCTCTATGCTTATAGGACTACCGATCCAAGTGGATTAAGTAGCAGAGAACATTGTCAAGAATTATTGAACGACAAATATATTCTTGAAACGTGTAAAGATGGTGACATAATAATAGCTTGGACAAGAGGTAAACACATCTTACGAAAAAGAGAAATCGCGAATCTATTGAAATTTTACACTGGAAGATTGAAATGTCTCCGGGACGAGAAAGGTAAACAAAGACATCCTCGTGACATCAGTGAAGATTGGGAACTTGATAATTATAGTTTTTCAGAGATTGATACTGAATAAAAAATAAAGGACCTAGTTAGGGTCCTTTTATTTTGCACGAAAGGAGGTAATCAGATGCCAGCAATCAATTGGACACAATGGAGCCAAGGCGTGATTGAGGAGTTTCATGGGCATGTGTGGTTTTATCGAGACTTGTACGAGGGAAAACACGCCGACCTGTTTCCTCGAGCGAAGAACTTGATCGCAAAAGGCGAGATTACGGATCAAATCATGCATGGTCAGCACTATGCACAGAACGTGCAGACGCCTTACATCATTGCGAATATCTCGAAGCTGATTCCGGAAATACCGGCTATGCTCGTGTCTCGGTCGATCGGCAAAATCTCGTCCTCAATTCACTCGAGTGAGGAACAAAATGACGCTGCAAACAAAGACACCGATGAACAGCTGGAAGCACCGAAAGACGCAGCAAATAGCCAGATTGACGATCTGCAGCAGGAACTGATTGATCAGATCGAGAAGAACAGTGGCTTGCAGATGGAGCATTGGTCAAACGTTGTTCAGCAGCAAGTCGATGGTGGATTGGTCGGCGTTGTGTGGAATGATGAGCGCGGCTTGAGGATTGATACAAAACAGCGCGATGTTTACTTTCCACACGAAGATGGGTTGGGTGCTGATCTAGCTTATCAACGAAAGATCGGTGAGGACTTTTATTTGCATATCTACCGTGAGCGCGTCGAGGATGGCGGTTTGAGGGCGACGAACTTGCTCTACAAGATCGATGAACTCGGCGCAAAGGACGAGAAGAAAGCGGCTGGCGGATACGACGCAACAAGCCTAGGCAATTACTCGCAGGCAATTGCGGGTCAACTCGTGCCAATAGATGATGAGACAGCTGGAGAACTTTTGGAGATGGACGAGTTGGAGACCTTTTATCCCGGTCGCAACCGTCCATTTATTGTGTACTGGCCGAATGATAAAACGTTCATGCATCCGCTTGGTGTCTCGTGTCTTAAAGGGCAGGAAGGCAAGCAGGATGAAATCAACTGGTCTCTCACAAGAAATGCCATTGTCTATGAGCGTAACGGTAAGCCGCGCATAGCTGTTTCGAAAGAAGTTATGCAGGCGCTGCAGGACAAAGCCATGGAGCGTTATGGAGATGAGCGGAAGATCGATCATCGTGATCTAGAAATTACGACCTTTGACGATCAGGGCAAAGCTCTAGAAGTCATTCAGATCGATATCACGAAGATCGGCGATGTGCAATGGGTGAAAGATCTTATGCAGATCATGCTTGCCGAAACGCAGACCTCTGAAAAGGCAATTGATTTCTTTAAAGATGATGGAACTGGTGCACAATCAGGGATAGCAAAGTTCTATGATTTGTTCCTCTCAATCATGAAGGCAGAGCGCATCCAGGGCGAATACATTTACTTCTTGAAGCAGCTGTTCGAGAATTGCTTATGGCTTGCTAACAAAGATGATCAGAACATTGTCGTGGAAGAGCCAGAGATTGCGATTAAGGAAATGATTCCAATCACCCGTAAAGAGTTGATCGATCAGAACAATGCAGCATTCGGCGGTGCCAATAGCAAGGCTGCTCAGTCGCTTGAAACAACGGTCCGAAGAAACAACCCGGACGCTTCTGAAGAATGGATTCAGGAAGAAATGGCACGAATCGAACAGGAACAACAAAGTGATGATTCGTCCTCACTTAACAAAGGACGGTCCAATCTCAGCAACTTCATGGACAACCGGGACGAGGATGGGAAGCCGATCGAAGAGGATGAAGAATAATGTCTCCTGACAAGCTGATTGACTACTTTTCGTTTGTTGTTTCTGACATTCTGAGCCACGTGAGTTCGGCAGAAGATCTGCAGAGCGATGCAAATACTCTTGATCTCATCAACACTATTTTGAAAACACTGGACCGATTGAAAATTACGGTAGCTGATGTTATTCTTGAGCAAATTCTCAGAGAGTATTTTGGCGGAGTTGATCAGGGAACGAAGCTGCTGATTGATGCCGGTGTTGAACTTAAGAAGGCTTCTGCACTCACGAAAGATGGCAAGGTGCGGAAGTCATTCCAAACCTCAATGCACCTTGAAGCGGTGCAGAACATCGTTGAAGATACGCTAATGGACTTGAACGCGGCGATCAGAATGGCGCAGAAGAACGCGAAGGTAAGTATTGATAGAGCACTTGCTGCGGTGAAAAAGGACATCACGAATGGTTTGATCGTTGGTGATCCGCGAAAAGTTATACAGGCGCGGGTTGCCAAGTCGTTCACTGATAATGAACTGACATCATTCATCACGAGCGACAATAAGCGGTTGCCGCTGGATTTTTATTCGCAGACAGTTGTGCGAACGAAGCTACGGATTGCGAACACAACCGGATCAGTTAATCGCTACTTGGAAAATGGAGTGTCACTGGTCAAGGTCGATGAACATCAGCCAACGTGCCATGTGTGTGCGGGATATGGTGGCATGGTGTTTTGTATTGATGGTAGCGACAACCAATTTTCGGATGGGCCACTGCCACCGTATCATCCGAACTGCAGACATACTGTATTGCCATATGTTACAGATTTTCACAATGACGAAGAGATCCAGGATGAATTGAACAAATGGATAGGTTTCAACGCTGACAAGGATGTTCGCTCCGCTTCTCAGAGAAAGGCTTTGACCATGCTGAAAACAGTTGATGGGTCAGGTAGCGGATTAGATGCAGATACATTAGATGGGCATGAAACAAAACACTGCCAGAACATCAATTTTACGATACTGCTTCTCGATAATCCAAGAGAATAAGACAGATGGCATTAATAGCAAAAACATATTTTGATCCCAATTTAGCATCTCTTTATAAAAAATCGGGATCCCTCCAGATCAACCGATATCTCATTTCACCATATTAGAAGGGATTCCGATGATACCTTTTAAAGAGTTAAAAATAGATCCAAGGACTATGAAACTAGGGCCGAATGTTGATATACTAAGGGAAAATAAACCATTTATTGTTGTTGTTGGTGGCGGAAAAGCAAAAATGTATGATCCTTCCTGAAAACGGTGGACAAAATGTTGTGTGATATTTCAAGGAAAGATTAAGAGAGTGAAGTCGGAGGGACAGGGATAAGTGGTGAAAGAGAGCGTATTAATTAATGGATAGAGAAACTTTGAGTTGTCTACGGAAAAAAGTAAAAGATACCATGGATTACATGAAAAACATCGAAAAAATATATCTCAAAGGGAATAGGTTGGAAGATAAGATTGAACTTGTGAAAAAAATTTATGAGAGTCATAGCCCAGAAGAATTGGATTATTTATACAATGATCTAGTTTCTCAAAAAGAAGGAGACATCTATTTCTCAAGTGCGTACACTGGTATAGTTTTGCCAATATTCGCAATGATTATAACTGTTTTTGGGGGATTTTTCGCAGCTATGTCAGGATTTTTAAATCAATTCGGCATGAAAATGGCAGATATCTATATTAAAAAAATGAGCGGTAATAATCAATCAATTGAGAACTTTATGAGTGGAATGGGTAAAACATATACAACAATTTATTCGAAAATATCTGATAAATTGTACTTTGCAATTTTTATTATACTGCTCTTTCTTATGGGCTTTTTGTTATATTATTCATTTAAGCTGAGAAGAAAAAAAAAGTATATATCTTACTTACAAAGTGCAAAAGACTTATACAATATTAATGAGGATAAATATAAAAGTGAAACGGACTAAGTGGGACGGGGGGAGGGAGAAGTTTTGAGTAAGGACAAGAGTAATGATGGTAACAGTAGTCAAGAAGGTTATGTCGTTGCATTATCATTGTTATTTGTTGGAATGTTTCTTGTAAAAACGTCATATATCAAAATTTCGATATATTATCTATCACATATTACAGGTTATGTTTTCTTGGTTATTAGTATAATCGGAATATTAATTGAGGTTAGCGAATCAGCAAAGAAGATAACTAATAGCAAGAAAATTCTTGGCACTGATGACATTTCAGCAGCAATAGCCATAGGTGCTATATTATTAATTACATGGAAAATATTAGAAAATTTTGGAATTATACAAGATTGGGTTAAATATCTAATTAGTTTACTGTGTTTTTTACCGGTATACGGATTGCTTAGAGGATTTATTATCGCTTTTCAAAGTTTATTTAATCAAGGATCTAGATTCAATGGATTCAATTTATTGATTCAGTTAATGGGGCTTCTGCTAGCCTTTGCTACGCTCATTGTTGACATACTAAAATAATTATTTTGTTCTACCAGTCATCTGGAGGACAAAATTAACGGTTTTCTTGTCCTCTTTTTATTTGCTCAAAAGGTGGCACTTTCATGAATCGTTCTGATAAAAGTAGAACATGAACCAGTACAGAGGGGAATCGTTCCGATAAGTTGTCTAGACGGAGCATTGAAAACTTGATGGGTGCGTATCAACCGATATCTGAGCGGCATAATCGCGCCGTCTGTAGGAAGGGACGATAAAATGACAATTACAACGGAATTTCAGCCGCTTAGAAATGATCAGGACCTATGCGTGAGATTGATTGTCTTTATCTGCGGATTCATTAATTGGAAATCGAACAAAAGTATTACTGTAAAATGGATGTTCTGGCGATATCATGATTACGTAATTGTATTCATGATATTTTTTCAGATTGAGTTTTTTTCTTATCAAGCAAGAAATGATGAGGATAATCTTCTGTTTAAATGGAGATAACAATATAAGTAAATCCAAATTAAAAAAAGGATGATTAGGTGATTTACATATATAATGACTTTGGCGGGACACATACGACTGCATTAGCAGCAGCGTATCATTTGAAAAAAATATCTGCTGATCACAAATTGACAAGGGCAGAAATTTTAGCTGTGCCTTTTTTTAATAAGCTAAACAGCTCGGATATGGGTAAAATCATTTATCACGGAAT